CCAAAACTGGATGTATCCGTCTCTGTATATTTTCTCGATTTGTTCATCAGGTTTCTCAAGGATAGTTAAAAAGTAAAATTGATACAACTCCCTTGCCAACTCATTGTTTTTTGCAATGTTCTTGGTTGCTTTCTTCAGCCAATCGGCTTTGGAGAGTTCCAATATGATGTCGGCTTTATTCAATTTTTCTTTTCAATAATGCAAATATAACCATCTTTTTCGTACTTTTTTTGACATCTCAAAACTTGTTCTTCCTCATACAAGATGTGTATCGATGATGAGAGTCCTTTGGTGCAAGTAATCACATAATAACTGAACGGATGTTTCATATGTCTGTCTTGTGGTTTTGTCGTGTGTAACTAAATTATCAAACACATTAATGGCATTCATCACGCTGGAATGGTCTCTCCCCAATATATAGCCAATTGATGAGAATGTCATCTTCAAGTGCTTACGGCAAAGGAAGGAAAACATATGACGGGCATACACAACCGATTGTTTTCTCAAGGATGAAATCACAAGATCAGGTGTGACATCGTAGGCTTGACAACAAACCCTCATCGCATCTGTCCAGTCAGCATCAATGCTATTCAAATCGCACTTGGGTTGAATGATTTCTTGTTTAAGCCTTTTAATTTCTTTGTCGTGCTTGACGGTTATGTCTGCAATCTGTAGACGCAATCTGCGAATTTCTTGCTTCAGGTTGTGGGTTTCTTGATAGGGGTTCATTAGAATGTGATTTTACATTTGTTACACTTGTGCTTGTTTACGGTCTTGAGCAACCACACCTTCCCAAGTTGATTACACTTTGGGCATTTTGGATGTTCCTCAAGTACGATTGAATCATAGACGGATTGCCAGTACTCGTGACCTTGTGGCGTTTTATCCCATTTAAACGCATCTAACAGCATATCTTGAAGGGTGTTATAGCATTGTACCTTTTTATCCTTTTCAACGAGGGAGATGAATTCCTTGTACATTGGCAACTCCCTTGCTTTCGTTCGCAGTTGGTTGAATCTGCGGTAGTCAATTATTTTCATTGAGTTCTTGTATTATTTCAAAAAGGCTATACGCGATTTGTGGGACTATGGCATTGCCGTATCCTTTGATTGATTCTTTTCTCCACTTTGAAAAGGTAATTCCGTCCAGTTGGGTGGGAATCCCATCATCTCCGCTACAAACCGGGGATTGAGTTGGGAAGTTTTCCCATTGGTTTGTGCGTTCCACATTGCTATGTCCATCTGTCTTTTGCCTATGCGATTGTCCCAATATTTTTCCGTGTGACCGTGTTTGATTATTTGTGCAGTTGGTGTCGGTAGCATCCCCATTACTGCCAATGATTCCATTGAAGGGGTGTGTCTGTTTCTTTCCGATAAGCAATCCTCGGCTTCTCTTGCTTTTGGTGTAGGCAATAAACCAAACCCTATCTCTTCGGTGCGGTGCGTTTTTGGCACAAGCAGGAACAATAAACGCTTGAACTTCGTACCCTTGATTTTCCAAGTCAATGCACACCTGCTGGAATACCAATCCACCATCAATATTCGTGATACCAAAGACATTCTCTGCGATGATGTATTTGGGCTTAATCTCTTGAATTGCTCGTAGCATTTCGCCCCACAAGTAGCGTTCATCATCCGTGCCTTTTCTTTTCCCGGCAAGTGAGAATGGTTGGCAGGGGAATCCTCCAGTAAGAATGTCAATTTTGTTTGCATATTTTTTAAAATCAGTTGTACAAATATCAATGTGACTATCCGCATCAGGGAAGTGATAGTCCAATACTTTTCGTGGAAATTCCATCCACTCGCAATGAAATACATTCTCCCATCCCATCCACTCGGCAGCGAGATCAAACCCACCTATTCCGCTAAACAATGAACCGTGTTTCATATCTTCTCTTTATAACTGGTGTACATTCCTTCAAAGTATGTCGGTATTGTCACGCACTCTCCGTTTCGGTTCTTTGCGATAATCAACTCGGCTTCTTCCATTTCGGGTTTCTCTTGCTCATAGTACATCGGTCTAAATGGGAACATCACGATGTCGGCATCTTGTTCAATTGCACCTGATTCCCGAAGGTCACTCAACATCGGTCTCTTGTCTGCTCTCTCCTCACTCTTCCGTGATAACTGTGCAAGTATCATCACCGTGATTTTAAGTTCCTTTGCAAGGAGTTTAAGCGTTCGTGATATCTCTGCAATCTCTTGTTCACGGTTTGTCTTTGTACCTTTGATTAACTGGATGTAATCAATGACAAGCAAGTTCAATCCCTTCGTTGATTTGTGAAGTTTTGCTTTGGCTTTGATTTGTCCAATGCGAGAATCCACATCGTCATCAATAAAGAACTCAATCGTTTGGCTGTTGGCAATGTCACACACCTGAAGGATTTCATTCTCTCTTAATTGTCCGTTGCGAATCTTCCAATTGGCAATGTCTCCAATCAAAGAAATGTATCTCTTAGCAAGTTGCTCATTGGACATCTCAAGTGAAATGAACAAAGCCTTTCCTCCAATCTGTGCAAACTCCTTTGTCAAGGTCAAAGCAATTGCCGTCTTTCCCATTCCCGGTCTACCAGCAACCACAATCAAATCTCCTTCGTTGTATCCACCAATGTACTTGTCAAGGAATCTCCATCCGGTTTGCTTACCCGTTAAGTTTCCACCGTTCTGTGCATTGAAAACAATTTGATCAACGACCTTGTTGGTCACCTTCACAATACTGGATGGTTCTTTATGGGTTGAGAAGGTTGTGCGTTCAACTACATTCTGTATGTCAGTAACAAGCTCATTCAATTCCTTTGTAACATCCAAAGACAAAACGCCTTCAACAACTTGTTTCTTGATGTAATCGTGTTCCAATTGCATAAGGTGTGGTTTAATGTCCGTGATGCCCGATGCCTGTTGTTGGAGTTGTATTATCTCAATCACTTGCACTCGGTCAAAGTGTTTGGATAAACTCACATAGTCAATGGCTTCGTTGTTGTAGTACATTTCTGTCATAACCTCAACCAATTTAGATGACATTGAATCTGTAAACCAGTTCTTGTTTATTCTTGGTAGGAAGTGTTTTGCGTCATCGTAAAACAACATATTCGAGAGGATTATTCTTTCGGTGTTCATAGGGTTGCGATTTTGGGTTTGTTGGAAGTTACTTCAATTGGTTTTTTTGTTGTGTACGGAAGTTCATCGTTCCATCTCTTTTGATTGATGAATGTTGCAAAGTGAGGAATGAATTCAACCTTGTCTGCATCCTGATGGTTTTTAATGTATTTAGGAATAAAGGTCAACATCAACTCCTTTTCTTCGTTGCTTAATTTCTTGAATGATTCCATTGCTTTTGAACGCACTCCTTTTTTTAAGTATAATTCCCAATATTGTTCAAATGGGTATTTATCCTTTTCATTTATCTTTATAGTATTATCCTTATTACTGTTGCAATCTTGATATGAGGGTGGTATCACATTTGATATGAGGGGTATATCAGTTTTGATATGAGGGTATATCTTCCTTGATATGACCTGATTGTTGTTATCACGAATCAATTGTCTTGTCAAATAACCCTTTTCTTCCAAGATTGCAAGTTCCCTTTGAACGGTGATTGTAGTCATATTCAAAATAGATCCAATCGTTTTGTTTGACGGATAAGCATAACCACTACGCTTTGCCATTCCAATCAACATACCCATCAAAACGGCTTGTCTTGGTGTCATATGTTCCAAATAGTTTGTGGGGAATAATACGAACATTCCCAGTTCTTCGTTTTGTTCTTTCATAAATAAAAAATGCCCTTGTACAAATCACCAAGTACGAGTTGATGAGATGCCAAGGGCAAAAGGTCTGTGATAGTTGTCTCGTACACAACTGGAATACCTTACAAAGATAATCAATCACACATCATATCCCAATTCTTTTTTCACTTTTGCTTGATGTTTTTGTCGCAGCTCATAGGTCGCACCTCTCAATTCGGGATCATCTAACTGCAACCGTTGACGGCATCTGCGGATGGTTTCCGCTGGTGTTAACTTGCCTGATTCTAAACGATGGAAGAAGTTGAACAGATTTGATTCCCTTCTCCAAATCATTGACATCAAAAGGTTGTCATTGTCTCTTGTTTGTGGATATTGCTCAAGCAA